TTTGATGATCCGAGCAAAGCGTTGTTTGAAGCTTTAAAGAGCGATAACATTAAAAAAGGTTTGAAAGAGTTTAATATCGCAGATGTTACTAAGGACATGTTTAACCCTGATAGTAAGGAATTTAAGGATATTGATATTTACGACTTCACGCATTACCTTTTAATGGTTAATAGAGAGCCAAACGAAAATAACCCCTCGTTAAAACGCTTGATAGAAGCCGTGAAGGACATGCAAAAAGAAACAAAGAAGGGGTTAAAAGCTGAAGCCGTTAAAAAACTTCATAAGGAGAGTATAAAAATGCACTAGATTATAAGAAAAATATTAAAGAAAATGATTAAAGAGCCTCACCTTGACCATACACAAGCCCTTTCGTCTTATGTGTCAGGGTCTCTTGGCACACTTAAAAAGTGTTTTTATGAGTTAGAAATATTCTCTAACTCATTGATTGATTTTACAACAAAAAGATCTAACAAGTCAAGGAGAAGTATAATAAAATGATGCGATCGGTTGTTTTTGATGCTAGCGGAACATTAGAAGCGTTTGATTATAGAGGCGTTTTGTTGCACACGCAAGAAATACAAGCTAATGAAAAAGTGAAACTACCTTTAACTGAAAAGAACTTATTCAAGTTTAACAGCGTGTTTTTTGGAGTGTGTGAGGGCGTGGGCGATTTGGATTATAGAGATTATCCTACAAATTTGAATTTTAACGCGCTTTTAGTAGAAAGCATAGAAAACTACCTATTGAGCGCTAAAGAGCCAGAAAACAATCAACAAAAGGCTTTATTAGCGGATTTTTTAGCAGTCTATGACAAGAACATAGAAAAAGGCTTCATCTATCTTAAACCTAAGTTTTTTTTAGAAAAAGAAAAAGAATTATTAGAAAGGATTTTGAAATGATAGAAGTTAGCGAAGTTTTAGCGAAAGTGCGAGAACGCCTAAACGACAACGAAGTAGGGAATTATGAGATATTAGACAGCGTGCTAGTGGGAAATATCAACCAAGCGCTTTTAAAAATTTGTTTAGAATTTAAGCTTAACAAAGCGATCACAAGAGGCTTAATCACTGAAGAAGAACGCTTTTTAACGATAAATAACCTTTTAGGGATAGAAAGCGTTAAATTAGATAAGAAAGAGATAGAAAGCCGTAACACGATAGAAAAAGATAACGGAGAAATAGAATTATTGATTTTGAGCGATAAGCTGAGTGTAACGCCGTTTAGGATCGGAGAGCTTGAAGTGGTGTATTACACTTATGAAGAGGTTAGTGATGTATTAGATATTATCAAACTGCCTAAAATATGCCTTGATGTTTTAGTGTATAGCGTTTTATGCAACCTTTTAGAAATCCCTAACAATGAAACCAATTTTAGCGTTTTAGCGAACTATAGGCAATTACTAAAGCTTTCAAAAGACAACCTAACGAATTATTTAAACCTGATGTATTCTAAAAATATTTATTTTAGCAAAGTAGTAAGAGTTTAGGAATAAAAAATCCCTCTTTGGGGAAACAATCAAGAGGAATTTTTTTATAAGATGCTTTTAAATGCTAACAAACATTTAAGCTAAACCTGAAAGAAACCGCTACCAGGAACGACAGACAGATAAAACCTAGTAGCGAGTGGATATTAACAAAAAGAGAAAATAAAAAATAGGGTTAGTTTTTTAGCACTAAATCATAACCCTTAAAAACATTCTTAATTTTTGTTAAAGTTTTAAAATCAATAAGAAAGGATAAGCATGAGTATTAAAGAAAAAGAAATCGAGCTTGAAACCCTAAAGCGTGAAATCGCGCAAGCGGAGGCGAGTTTAGAACAAGATTTCATTAAGCACATGGTGGATAAAACGAGCGAGAAAGTGGAAGATTTGTTTTTTAGCAACAAGCCCGAGTTTTATCGTTTTGTTTTCACGGAGCAAAACAACTATTTAAAAGAGAAGCTAACGGACAAAGTGGGAAGAGCGATGGACTTGAGCGATGAAATCCAAAACGAAAAGGACGCTGAAGAAATTGAAAAAGACAAAGAAGCGTTTTTGAAAAAGCACCCAGAGATTGATTTTAACGAGCTTTTAGAGTTTTATAATGAAGAAGTGCCTAACCGCCTTAAAAAGCAGATTGACAAGTTAGAAGGCGTGGCGTTTTTTGAGGCGATTTTAGATTACTTCAACGCTTTAAACGCTAAAGAAGAGCCTAAAAGCGAAGAAAAAGAAGAAGAGCGCCAATTACCTAAAGAAGCGTTAGGTAACGGCGTGAATGGCGTAGGATATGCTAACAATGAAAACATCATGACAAGGTATTAAGGAGCGTAAAAAAATGTTAGAAAAACTTAACAACATCAATTTTAACAATATTTCCAATAACCCTAATCTAGGAATAGAAGTCGGTAGAGAGATCCAAAATGCAAGCTGGATAAAAAGCCCGTTTTTTAGCATCACAGGCACAGGCGCGGATCGTGGGGTAAGGCTTTTTAGCGTAGCTAGTCAACAACCTTTTCGCCCAAGGATTAAAGCGCAACTAACCGGAAGCGGTGTGAGCGGTAATACGGATTTTGAGGCGAATTATGATAATTTGGAGATTTTGAGCCAGACGATCTATCCGGACGCATTCGGTAATTCCTTAAGATCTAAAATTAAGGCTTATAGCGAATTAGAACGCATTGATTTCATTAAGGAAAGCGTGGATAGCTTGACTACATGGATGAATGAAGAAAGAGATAAAAGAATCGTCGCGAGCTTGACTAATGATTTTACAAACTACATTTACAACGATAAGATGAATGTAGCGACCATTAGAAAAGCGATTTTTCACGCTAGAAACGGCTTAAAAAGTAATAACAGCAAAGCGTTTCCGATTAAACCCGTTAGAGCGACGATGCAAAGCGTGGGTAATGTAGTGGTGCAAAACACAAGTTACATTATTCTATTAGACAGCTACCAAGCCAACCAATTAAAAGCCGATAGCGAATTTAAAGAATTACGAAAGCTTTACGCCTTCGCAGGCGAAGACAAAGGCATGCTCTATAGCGGTCTTTTAGGCGTGATTGACAATTGCCCGGTGATTGATGCGGGCGTGTGGAATAAGCTAAATGTAGGCATGCCTAATTCTAGCGTGAGCGATAGCGATTTTACGCGCTATCTCAATAAAGCGAATGTGAATAAGATCGTAACGCCCGCACAGCTTAAAAAAGAAATCAAAGAAAACAAAGAAATCAAAGAAAACAAAGAAATCAAAGAAATCAAAGAAATCTCGATCGGTTGCTTGATCGGCGCTAGCGCGGTGCTATTAGCCGGATCTAAAGAAACAAGGTTTTACATTGATGAAACCGTCGATGCAGGCAGAAAATCACTCGTCGGCGTAGATTGTCTTTTAGGTGTATCAAAAGCTAGGTATCAAAGCACAGACGGAGTCGTAACGCCTTACGATAACCAGGATTACGCTGTGATCGGTTTAGTATCTAACATGGAATAAGAAAGGAAAAAAGAAAATGAAACAAAAAGTTCACAGCGTTAGCTATCTAGCTAAAGCGGAATTTGAATTTAAAAACGGCGTTTATGATTTGGTAGCGTTACCAACTGGTGCAGAAGTCGTTAAGGTGAGTTTAGAAGTGGTGGGAAATTATACGATTGGAAATGTTAGCGTAGGATTTAAAGACGAAACCACAAAAGACTATTTTTTGACTTTAGAATCTATAACCACCGGCTCCAATAAAGCTCTCGCCACGAGCGCGAGAGACTACACGGCTACAAGTAATAAAGTTATAGTAGCGGAAGTCAAAAACACCAATGCAACCGACACTAAAGGCGTGCTAAGAGTGCTTTATTTTTTACCGAGCGTGATTGAAGTAGAGTATTAAATAATTTAAGCATTTTTGAGATGTTTAAAAATGTTTTGAAATGTTTAAAAATGTTTTGAAATGTTTAAAAATGTTTTGAAATGTTTAAAAATGTTTTGAGATGTTTTGAACTTTAATAAAAGTTAATCACACTTGAAAACTTTAAGAAAGGCTAAAAAATGTTTTTTAAGAACCCTTTAAACGATCCGAACTATTTCAAGCCGCAAAACGCTAATAACACGCCAGAGCGAACGCTTATGCCGAAAAACTTCGGCTTGTTGAATTATTCTAAAACGAGCTATAGCGATTTTGTGAATCATTATAAGCCAGTAGAAACGCCTAAAACTTCTAAATTTTCTAACTTCATGGAGAATGTGGGCGGATATGGAGGGTTAGGGATGTTAGGAGGAGCGATCGGCGGATTAGGGAGCTTGATCGTCGGAGCGATAAACTACAGCGAGCAAAACAAAAGCGCTAAAGAAAGCGCGAGAATGGCAAAAGAGCAGTTTGAATTAGAAAAACAACGCTACAACGCGCGAGAAGCGGAACGATTACAGAACAGGGAAGCGATTGATACGATCGCCAAAAATAACGCTGACATCATGACAAGGTATTAAACCAACATAACCCTTAAAATCACGCCACAATTTGGCTAATCTTTAGCTAAAAGAATAAGGCGTATTAATGGATTTCACCACACTACAAAACGATTTTACTAACGACTATCAAAAGGCTTTAATCGCTAATAATGAATTTTTAGAAGCCAAGAAATACTACAACGGCAACCAACTCCCGCAAGATGTTTTAAACATTATTTTAGAGCGCGGCCAAACGCCAATCGTGGAAAACATGTTTAAAGTGATTGTGAATAAGATTTTAGGTTACAAAATAGAGAGCATTAGCGAGATACGGATAAGCCCTAAACAAGAAGAAGACCGAGCCTTGAGCGATTTACTGAATTCATTGTTGCAGGTGTTCATACAAAGCGAAAATTACGATAAAGCCATGATTGAAAGAGATAAGAACCTTTTGATCGGCGGTTTAGGGGTGATCCAATTGTGGGTAACTGAAGACAAAAATAAAAATGTAGAAATTGACATTAAAGCCCTAAAGCCTGAAAGCTTTATTATTGATTATTTTTCTACGGATAAGAACGCATTAGACGCAAGGCGTTTCCATAAGATGCTAGAAATCACGGAGCAAGAAGCTTTATTATTATTTGGTGATAGCGTGATAATTAATTATTCTAGCGTGAATCACGAAAGAATAGCGAGCGTGATTGAAAGTTGGTACAAAGAATACAATGAAGAAACGCAAAGCTATCAGTGGAATAGGTATTTATGGAATAGAAGCGCGGGAATTTACAAAAGCGAGAAAGAACCGTTTAAGAATGGTGCATGCCCTTTTGTAGTATCTAAGCTTTATATAGACGAGTTGAACAATTATTACGGCTTATTTAGAGACATTAAGCCTATGCAAGATTTCATTAACTACGCTGAAAACCGCATGGGAAATATGATGGGAAGTTTTAAAGCGATGTTTGAAGAGGATGCCGTGATGGATGTAGCGGAATTTGTAGAAACTATGAGTTTAGACAATGCGATCGCAAAAGTGCGCCCGAACGCCTTGAAAGACCACAAAATCCAATTTATGAATAATCAAGCGGATTTGAGCGCTTTAAGTCAAAAGGCTGAACAAAAACGCCAATTATTAAGGTTATTAGCGGGCTTGAACGATGAAAGTTTAGGAATGGCAGTGAATAGGCAGAGTGGGGTGGCGATCGCGCAAAGGAGAGAAAGCGGTTTGATGGGCTTACAAACTTTTTTAAAGGCTACAGACGACATGGACAGATTAACCTTTAAACTAGCGATTAATTTTATTTGTGAGTATTTCACTAAAGAACAGGTTTTTAGAATTGTAGATAAAAAAGTAGGCGACAGGTATTTTAAGATCAATTCAAGCGATAAGGACAAGATACGGCCTTTGAAATTTGATTTAATTTTAAAATCCCAACTCAAAACCGAAACAAGAGATGAAAAGTGGTATAACTGGAATGAACTTTTAAAGATTTTAGCGCCAATAAGGCCCGATTTAGTGCCTGATTTGATCCCGCTAATGCTAAACGACATGGACAGCCCGATCACTAACGATGTTTTAGAAGCGATACAAAACGCTAACGCTGAGCGACAACAAAACGCAGAAGCGAACGCGCCTTATAACGAACAGATCCAAGCCTTACAAATCCAAAAATTACAAGCCGAAATCATGGAATTACAAGCTAAAGCGAGCAAATACGAGCAACAAGGAGCGTTAAGTCAAACCACGAACGAAAGTGAAAAAATTAACCAAGCGGTAGCGATTAGCGAAATGCAACAAGAAAACGCTAAAAACACTAATAACGCCGAAAGCGATGCGAACAAGCCAAAAAAGAAACTCAAAACGAGCGATAAAACGACATGGCGCAAATACCCGAGCGCGCAGAATTTAGATTATTGAAAGGTTTGAAGCGTGGATAAAGTTTTAGAAATTTTAGCGCTTAGCGTTTTAGTTTTAGCGTTAGTGGTTAGTTTTATTGTAGCGCTTTGTTTTTCTGTAGAAGGTTATTAAATGGATAAACAAAGAGCTTTAAAAGAACTAGCGCTGAGAGAATTAGCAAGGCGTGATTTTTACCAATTCTTACGCTTGAAGTGGGAAAGGTATGAAAATAAGCCGTTTTTAGATAACTGGCACATTGAATATTTATGTAAGGTTTTAGAATGCACGCAGCCTAACACTTGCAAAAGCGATGAATTAATAAGGCGTTTGATTTTGAACATGCCTCCAAGCTATGGGAAAACCGAGATTATCGCAAGATGCTTTATAGCGTGGAGTTTAGGAAAAGACAGGACAAAAAAAATTTTTTACATTTCTTACAGCGACGAGTTATGCAGAAAGATCGCTAACCAAGTGAGGGATTTGATGAGCAGTTTTTTTTATCAAAGTATCTTTTTTGATGAGCCTTTAGAATTTTTGCAAAACAACTCAAGGGAGTTTATTTTACGAGAGGGCGGAGGCTTGTTCGTTACCACGCTAAAAAGCGCTTTAACCGGGTTTCACGCTAACCAGATACTCATAGATGATCCGATCAAAGTAAGCGATATGAGTTCTAAAAAAGAAGTTAATACCGTTAATTTGAATTTTAAAGAGAGCGTTATTTCACGCCTTCAAGACACAAACTCTAATATAACGATTCTCATGCAACGATTAGGGAGTAATGATCTATGCGGTTTTTTACAGAGCGAACGGGAGTTTGATATTGAAACGATCCAAAAATGGAAAATCATACAGCTTAAAGCCTTGAACGAAAACCAAGAAATCTACAAGATTAAGGATTTTGAACACACAAGAGAGAAAGACACGCCGTTATTTGAAAAAAAACACAATAAGGAGCAATTAGAAGCCTTAAGGTTGCAAATGGGAAACGATGAATTTAGCGCGCAATACCAACAAGATCCCGTCATTAGCAGCGGTGGATATTTTGATCCGCAGTATTTTAGCAAGGTTTTCACGCATGAATTAGGAGAGATGAACACTTATATTTTTGTAGATAACGCTTTAAGCTTGAGCCAGAACGCAGATAATAGGGCAATTGTGGTCGTGGGCGTTGAAAATTATAAGGAAAGCGTTAGGTATATCGTTTTAGATTGTTTTTTTGGGATATGGAGCGAAGAAGAAACCATTAAACACATTCTAGCGGCTAAAGAAAAATATAAGGACGCAAAGACCTTTATAGAAAGCGATGGCGGAGGTTTAATTTTGTATCGTTTGCTTTTAGTCGCATTAGCCAGACACAACGAGCAAAACAAGCAAAACAACAAGGAATTACTGAACGATGAGATTATTTGTTATACGCCAAGTAGGAGAATCTCTAAAGTGGATAAAATCAAAGCGCTAAGGCCTTTTTACAGTACCGGGTTTTTAGTGTTTAGCCATTCTAGCAACACCGAACAGATAGAAAAAGAACTTTTTAGCTTTAATCCGGACAAGCCTTTTAAAAAAGATGATTGTATAGACGCTTTAGCGAGCGCATTAACGCATGAAAGCGTGAAAGCGCCTTTAAAACGAGAAATTAAAGAAAGCTATAACGCCCGATTTAAAGCCAAACCGACATGGAGGATTTAGCCAAACTAACCCTTAAAAAAAACGCGCAATTAGGATTGAATAAGAGAAAAAGAAAGGCATTAAATGAAAAACAGAAACTATATTAAAAATTTTAAGAATATTGAAAACATTAAAAAAAAGCGTTTAGCGTTTAAAAAGGCTAAAAAAAGATCGTTGGAACTTTTAAAAAATAAGGGTTATAGGGATTTTATCGCTAGAATCAAAAGCAAAAAACAAAGCGATGATGAAATAGTGGAAAATTTAGAATTGAGTTACCAAAACATTGGAATTTAGGAGTTATGCGCAATGTGGAATGAAAAATTTTTGAAGGTTGTGCCTGCAACAGTGTTTTTATTTTGTTTGTTAGAAATTTTTGAAATGATTTTGATCATTAACGACATGAACAAGACCGAAAAATTAGAAACTGAAATTACACGAAATGTAAAAGCTTTAGAAGGTGCTATATTTTTATTGAATGAGCGTTTAGAAAGCATGGGATTAAAACATTTTGAATACAAGAAAAACAGAAGTAAATAACATGCAACATTACTTAGGATTAGGTTATGGAATATCTAAACTTATCCTGTATTTTTTAGTAGGAACGATCGGATTATTTGTAGGGTTATTGTATGTGTTACGGAGTATTAGGAACGAAGATTTTAAAAACAAAACCGAAAAGGCGATCTACATTATTCAAGGTATTGGAAGTAGCATGCTCATCACATGGATCAGTTACGAAATCACGGATTATTTTTTTAATTTACCTGTTAGTCTATGCGTAGCGATTAGCGGAGGTGTTGGGTATTTAGGAGCGGAGAGCGTGAGCGGTTTAATGTTAGATAGTCTAAAAAAAAGGTTGTAACATGGATTTGAGAAGTTTAGAAAACGCTTTGAATAACGGGGATTTCAAAGGTTTTGATTTAAGGAATTTAGAAAACGCTTTAAATAACGGGGATTTTAAAGAGCAGGTTTATTCTAGTTTAGAGGGCGTGTATCAAATTTCAAAGGTTTTAAATGAATTAGATCTTTTAAAAAACTTTAGCGATAGCGATTTAGAAATCATAGCAAAAATTCAAGCGATGAAAAACGCTCTAGCAGGCTATGAAGTGAGCGGACAAGAACTAAACGCTAAAATTAACGCTTTAGCGAAGAGTTTAGAAGCGAAAAAGCAAGAATTAGAAGCGATGCTAAACGAGCAATTAGAGATCGCTAGAGCGAACGAAACAGAAAAGCTAAATGAAGCAGGAAGCGAATTAAAAAATAATCTTGTAGCTGAACTCACAAGAGTTAAAAATAATCTAGCGTTAGAATTAGAAAAACTGAAAGCTAACACGCAAAACCTACTAAACACGCCACGAATACAAGGCGTAACGAAGTTTTTAGGGACTTATGTTTTTGGGAATCAAATTTTTTTCAAAAACCAAAGCGATGAATTTAAGGAATTGTTTGAATTTGCTGGTATCTATTTAGGATCTAATAAAAGCTACATCGTGGAATTTAGCATGCCTTACGAATTATCAACTGACGGGATTTATAGCGAGAGCATGGGCGAAATAGTGTTATGTTTGAAAGCTGATTCTAAAGTTTATCCGATCGCTAGTAGCTTTTATCAATTCAAATTCGATAATTTGAACAATGGTAATAAGCTCACTGGCGTTTATAGCGTTAATAGCGTTTTCAAAACGCCAAGCGAAGAAGCGGATTACAAAATAGCGGTATTTGCACGAAAACATAAAGGTATATGGGTGAATGTGAATTATACCTCTAACACGCAGGGCTTTGAAACAAACTTTTTAAATAATGCAAGATTTCAAAATCTAAACACGCAAAGCCTACCGACCGATTATAGCAACGACCGGGTGTTTTATAAGCACTCTCAAGCGTTAGTTTATGAAATTTTAGAATGAAGCTTTTATTTTTAGCGTTTGTTGTTGGCGTTAGCTTCAATGCATGCGCTAAAAAGGTGATCTATCACGAGGTTAAAGTGCCAATTAAATGCGATATTGAAATACCGACACGACCGAGCGAGCATTTAGAATCGTTGGAATACTTAAAAGCGTTATTGATTTATACCGAAACGCTAGAAAACGATTTGAAGTTTTGCACCAAAAATAATAACCCTTAAAATCACGCCTGAATTAAGATTAAATACAAAGAAACAAAGGAAATTAATGTATTTAGTCTTGTTGGAAAGAAAATACGATTTAAGATCGCTTGTTAGGAAAGACAAGAAAGAAAGCGGCATGTTAGGGAGCTTTAGAGTGTTTGAAAGCACGCATGATCAAGGCATGAGCGATAAAGCGATCCTAAAACACTATGAAAAGAAAGACGCCTTATTTAGTTGCTTTTCATTAGAAAACAGCGGAGAGCCAACGGATACGCCGAATTTAGACAAGCCGATCATAGCGAGAGATTACGAATTAGAGTGGAGCGATACGAGTTGCACGGTGCCTAAAGAATACCAAAATAAAAAATGCGATAAAAAGCGCCATGAAGTGTTGCAGCTTGTAGATCCGAATAATAAGGATTTCACAAACCGAAAAATTTTGATCCATGTAGGAAATAGTGCGCATGATACTTTAGGGTGTGTTTTGTTAGGGATGCGACACGATGAAGAAATGATTTATCAAAGTAATGAAGCGGTAAAAAAGTTTTTTGATTTAGTCAAAGATAGGGGCGTTAATAACTTTTTATTTAAGGTGATTGATAAGGCTTAAAATGGATACAACGAGATTTATAAGAAACTTCATTCTTTTCAAAGAAGCCTTACAAAAACAAAATTTCAATAACAAAGATCTAAACACCATGAGCATGCAAGCTGCCTTACAAAGCGAGCAATTAGCTTTAAATGAAGAAACGCAAGGCTTACAAAGCGAGCAGGTTAGGGCTAAAATGCAAATTGATTTTTTAAGTATGCAAGCGAATTTACAAAACGCCAAAGCCGAAACCTTAAACAAATTAATCCAATGCCAGGCGATGCTAAAGAGCCTAAAAGATAACGCTATGATCAACCGAGCGAACGCATTCGTAAGCTTGTTACAAGTGAAAGCGAGTGCGGATAATGGGATCACATTCCATAATTTTGAAACAGCGTTTAAGGTTATCGCAGAGATCGGCAGTGAATACGATCAGATTAATCTACTTGGTAAGGAAAATATAGTGAAAAAAAGAGATCAAGCAAACGAACTCAAAACGATTTTAAATAATTTGAGTAAGGAATTAGACAAATTGAACGAACAAAGCGAGGTTAATTCTATACAGGTTTTTAGCGATAAATTAGAAGTGTTGAAAGACGAGCCGATAAGATTATGGGGTTTTAGCACTTTATCTAACGCTACAGAAGGCTTTTATAATGAAGCAAAAGAAATAATAGCAAGCGGTAGCGTGTGTTTGTTTAGAAGCGATCAGGTAGGAAAACATACAATAACCTTTAAAGCGAACAACACTAAAACAGAATTAAGTAAAAATATCACCATTAGCGTTATAGCAAACAAACTCAAATAAAGGATTAACTTATAACATGGCTTATTTTGAAAGCATTACAGCGGGCAGGGGCGGACTAGAGGGCTTTAATCAAGCGTTGAATAACCAACGATACGCTAATTTATTACTTAATGAAAGCATGGGCAATTTTGCTAACACGATCGCCAACGCAGGAAGCCTTTTTGATAACGCTAAAATAAGAGAGGAAGCGTTGAAGTATCAAAAAATGCGCGATTTTGCGAATGATAAGAAACAAATGCAAGCGTTTGAGTTGCAAAAAAGACAAGCCGAGCAAAGCATGGATTTTGCTAAAAGGCAACAGATCATGAACGAAGAAACGCACAGGCAAAACAAACGATTAAACGAATACAGAATGAAAGTATTAGAGCTTGAAAGCGAGCTAAAGAAAAAACAGAACGACTGGATAATGAAATCAAACCAGAGTTCTAAAGCGATCGCGAGCGTGGGTAATAATAATGCTATGAAAACAACGCCATCCACACCAACCACACAAAACGCATTAAACACGCAAAGCGCACCAAAGCCTAAAACCATAAGTAAAGAGGAATTTAAAGCGCTTTACACTAATCCTATGTTTAGATACTAATGCCTTATGATTTGATTTTTAGTATTTTTAGGGGGGTTATGCCTTATATTATCATCGTTTTTTTGCTTGTTTTGAACGCTAATTTAAAGACTAGATTAGCGCTAGCGAACGAAAGGCTAAACACTAGCGAAGCGCGTTTGATTAAGCAAAATGAAGCGATTGAAACGCTAGAATTGGAAAGCCAACAATACAAGGCTAACAAGATTTTAGAAACAACCAAAATTAAAGACAAATACCACAAAATCGCAATTAAAGACAACACATGCGAAGCGAAGTTGCAAAGCTATGAAGCCTTAATTAACGCATTTAAGAAAACTACCCCTTAAAAATATTTTTTAATTCTGTAAAATGTTTTGCAAAAAAGAAAGATAGCAAGGAGTTAAAAATGAAACTCTATAATAAAATACAAGAACTCATTAACGAAAGTGAAACGCTTAAACAAAAAAATGATGAAGTGTTAGGATTAGCAAGGAACGAATTAAGCGATCTAGTCAAAAATAAAGCTGATGAAAATTTAGAAAGATTAAAAAACACCTTTCAAGGCTATTTGAACGGGCAATTAGTAGAAATGCCTTTAATTGTTCAAAAAAATGTTAAGGAGCTTGTGAATAAGCAAGCGCTGATCGCAGAAGTTAGAAACGAATTATTAAGCCAATTTGACAAGCAAGCGATCACAAACGATTTAAAGCAAGAAATCAAAAACGAAATTAAAAGCGAATTAAATACGATTTTAAGCGATAGAGAATTAAAAGGCGAACTTAAAGAAGCTAAAAAGGAAATTGTGAGCGAAACCACGAACGAAACTACCAACGCCCTAACAAGTAAGATTTTAGGGATTTTAGAAAGCCAATTAAACGCTATCATTGAAAGCGTGATTAAGAATTTAGATTTTAGTTTTTTGAGCGCACAACCGAAAGCGTTTTATAGTGTGATTAATCAAAATTTAAAGGAAATGTTTTTAAAAGAGCTTGAAAGCGAATTTTTACAAAAATATATTAAAGAAGCGATTGATAACGCTTTAAGAGAAGCCGAGAAACTCAAAGCTTTAAAAATAGCGGAATTAAAAGCGTTATCCTATTTGCAGGTTACGATAGAAAGCCAAAAGGTGCAATTATTACAAAACGCTTTAATGTTGGAAGCTGAGAAATTAAACAATAAGATGAAAATAGAAAACGAGATCGCGTATAATTTGAATAGAAAAAAACTTATAGCAGAGGGCAAGCTAGAAGATGAATCGTTTAAAAAAAACATTTTCAAAGTGATTTAAGAGAAAGGAAAAAGCATGGACGAAAGATTAGAAAGTGAAATTTTTGAAGAGCAATTAAATAGCCTTTACAAACCAATCAAACAGGCGCCAAGCGCGCAAGAAAGCGAAAGTAAAACTAATCAAAATTTAGCTAATGAAAGTTTAGCTAATCAAAGCGTTAAGGATTTAGAAGATGAGCCGTCTTATCTCTCTACCGGGATCGCTTATTTGGATAACAAGATCAAAAATAGAACTATTACGGTGTTTGATTACTACATGGCTAAAAAGTTTTTAGGAATGGATTTAAATGTGAATCTAAACGGGAACTTGAACCTAAAGAGCGAGAATAAAACCAGGTTAGCGAGCATTAACAAAGCTACACAGGATATTTTTGATGATATTAAGGCTTTAGATTTGGGAGACGATTTAATTAAAAAAGCGCAAGAACACAGCGGCCTAATTAACCAGGTTAAGCTATGGATCAACCACAAGACCAGAGGATTAAAAGGCGTTGATTACGATTTAGCGAAAATGGATGTAGCTAAAAATAGTTATTCTAACCGAGTCGCGAAGATCTATGCACAAGGCGGGCAAGTGACGCAGAAATTAAGAGATCAAGCTCAAGAGATGGTAAATTTTGGAGCGAGAAGCAAGGAGGAAAACACTGCAAGAATCTCACAAATGCAAGAAACGCTATTGAATTCCTTGAATAAAAATTTACAAATGTTGGAGAGTTTGGGCGGTAATGTATCGCCGTTAATGTTAGCAAAGATCAAAGCATATCAAGACAAAGCCGATTATATTAACGAAACGAGAGGAAAAATTGATCTCAAAAAATACCAAAGTTTAACGGGACAGGGACCGCAATAATGGAAGAAGAAAAAAAAGAAAACGAAAACCTTTCACCAATAGACATAAAAAGAGCGGTTAGGGAAGCTTATGAAGACACTTTATCCACGCAAGGAGAGATCGCCGCTAGATTTAACATAAGCCGACAAACGCTGAATCAATGGGCTAAAAAAGGCGAATGGACGAGCCGAAAAATTTTCAATGAAATCAGAGCGATGTATGAAACGCTAGGCATGAGCATCAAAGAACTAGCGAAAAAATATAAGATGAACGAGAACGCCTTAAACTATGTTAAAACGCGCCAAGGTTGGAAGAAACGCCGCATAACGCAAGAGATAGAAGAAAAAGAAATAAAAGAGATTTTAGGCGATAAGCTGACCGAAAAAAACATGGATTTGTTTTTAGACACAAAAAAAGAAGAAGTTAAAGAAGTGTTAAAACAAAGCTTAGATCACTTGAACTTAGATCCGATCGTTTTAGAAGCGATCACAGAAACCACAAGCGACGAACTACTATTGAAAGCGATGAATACCGCCTACATTAAAAAACAGATCTTATTTTGTGCGGTGGTGGCTAGAGGCGAGCTTATTAAGATGATCAAAAAAGCGAGCTTGACGAATAACGAAAAGGATAGCGCTAATATTATCGTAGCGGCTGAAAAGGTTTCTAAACTTTTCATTGATGCGGGCGTTAGCTTGTTTGGGAAAGAGCAGATCCAGGTAATAGAAACTAGCAATAATAACAATGTAGCGCAGATGAACATGAGCGATTTGTTAGCGTTAGCTAATAGTAGCGTTAATGATGTTAGCGATAATGCGGGTGGTGTTAGTGCGAGCGGTGTAGAGTGAAGCCTTATATTAGCGGGTGAAGCGCCCTGTCGTGATATAAAAGATTTTGTGAAGCGCCCTGTCGTGATATAAAAGATTTTGTGAAGCGCCCTGTCGTGATATAAAAGATTTTGTGAAGCCTTATATATTTCTATTTTGTGTTTTGTGGAATGTTTTTAACTTTAATTAGTATCTTTTAATTTTTAAAATGATTAAAAAAGAAATGTAGCTTTTTGTGTGTATTTTAAATTTATGTTACATTTATTTAATGTTTTCAATATTTTTAAGATGTTAAAAAATTTAAGTAATGTATAAAAATACACAGAAAGAAACACAAAACCACGCTATAACACGCATTAGCCTTTATTCGTTGTGTTTAAAGGCGCTTGACAAGTAAAGAAAAAAATAACTATAATTCAATCGTTCTTTTAAAAATGTTATTTGAGACACACAAAAAGCTAAAAAACGAAAAAAGACTGATGCGAGTTTTTGGGGTTTAGGCGTGTTTTTTGGTGGTGGCGTAGTTATAGCTTATTTTTTTCAATCTTTAATAATCCCAATTTTTCTCTATCTTTTGGCTCTAGTTTTGCGGTATTGAGGTTATAAGCCTTGATGATGCTATCTTTTCTTTGATAAAACTCAGCATTTTTGAACCTTAATTAAAAGATCATTGTATGAAATAGTCAATTCTTTTTCTAAATCTATTTCTATCCTATAGTGATCCAATCTTTTATCATTGATGAGAATCTTTTCTTGTTGTATGTCATGATGAAAAATCAATATATTATCAGCAATCTCTGCAAACTCCCATTCGCTTTTAACCACTTCAATCCCCTTAAATAAGGTTGTCGGTAAAAAAATAGGGTCTGTAAAATTCGAGACAAAATAAAAAACTTCGCTATTTTGGTAATAACTTGTTGCTCTGATAGGTTTTTTAGCATCGCAATAAGGGCAAATCTCATGTTCTCTATCATAATAAGTCATTGAACAATTGTCACATTCTAACACTTGCAAGCTAGCTTTTTCTAAGCTCTCTATAAATAAGGGCATAGTATGGCGTTTCAAAGGATCTTTTTTGCCTTCTTCAAAGCATTGCGCTAATAAATTTTTTAAATCCCTTGTTAAGAAAAAAGGCAGTAAGCCACAAGAACGATTGCTACCATCCTCACTATCTTCAATCCAAGGCAATTCTATAAAATTTTCTGCATCACCATCTGCCCTATTCCCGTCAAAAGGATGAACCATATTTAAAAGTTCATAAGATGAACCATATTTAAAAGTTCATAAGTTATGATAGCAAAAGAAAAGGTATCGCTAAGCATGGTGTTGTAATTGGTTGTATCGCTATTTTTAGAGGTTTGGCTAATCTCTAAAGCCCCATAGTTAGGCGTAAAAATAATGCATAAGGCTTTTTCGCTCTCATAACGCACATTATCCGCATCAATCAAAAACGCTGAATTATCTTTATAAAACACATTGTTTAAATTCAAGTCCCCATACACCAAACCCTTACTTTGCAATCTGAATAGAAGTTTTGCTAAATAGGTGAGTATTTTTAATCGTGATCTCAATCCTTGTGTTTGTGAGTAATAACTTAAACTTAAAGCCATATGATGGTTATCTTCGCAAAGTTCTTGAATGGCATTATTGATCCTAAAAATCCCATCTTTTTCTTCGTTTTCTAAAATACTGGGCTTCTTCAAAAAAGTTTTTAGTGGTTCATAGCCCTCAGATATTTTCATCACATAACCTTGTTTTTCTCTCAAAGTTACCAGTGGAATTGACATAGGGAAATGACTCTCTATCAGCTTAAAAGATAAATTTAAAACGCTTTTTTCATATTGTTTAAGGGATTCTTTGTCTTTAATGAAATCCCCATCTCTCAATACTACCTTAATAACCACATCCTTATCCAAACAGCGATACACTATACCCTGTCCGCCCTTTCCTAAAACTTCTATAATCTTATGGATATTCCCCTCACTATCAACAATTTCTTCTTCTAACTCCATAAACTACCTTTTCTATACGCTATGATCAAACTCGTATCATCATAAAATTTATGATTCTTTAGGAGCGCGTAGCACTTTTTGATGCCTTTTTTTTATATTTAAATTCACTGATTATGTCCTTAACAAAATCCAAGCGTCCTGCATCTATTAATCTTTCATCTAATCCATCCGTGCATAAGAATAACGCATCAATTTTTTTACTCTCCAAAACTTCCCAAGTTAAAAGCGTATTGCGATCAAAAGGTGTTGTGAAATGCGATAAATCCTGCTTATCCTCTCTTAATAATCTATGTTCTTTTCCTAAAACAGCTAACAATCCATCACCCACTTTACCTATAAACGCTTTTTCTTTGCCAATAAAAACTAGTTGCAGAGTGCTTAATGCATAGCGAACTTCCAAAGGATAGAGCAAACACTCCCAAATACTAAAAATAACTTTATTCAATAACGCTAAATTGCAACCTTGTATATCAATAGTATTTAAGGCTTTTTCTACGCTCTCGCACAATTTTTTAGCCCCAATTTGTGAATCTTTTTTACTCCCTAAACCATCGCACAAAACAAGCAATAACCCCTTTTGATTTTTTCTGATTAAAAAAGCGTCTTGATTAGGCAATCTAGCATACGCATGGTATACTCCCCTAACAGAAGCCCCAAACGCTTTAAAATCTCTCATTGCTTAATCATCCACTTTCTTCATGAAATGCAATACTTGAAAAATTTCAGCACTATCAAACACTTTAGAAGAGATTTCTTTAAGTTTGATCCTATTGGAATCCGCTCCAAAAGCCACACTGGATTTAACTTGAATTTCTTCTGTAAAATGCCCATCGCTCAACAACAAAGCGTATTCAAACTCCCCTTTTAAACCCTTTAAATCCCACTTTTGTATATCTATGTTTTTAGCCAATTACTCAAAAGCCAAAAGCCATAATTGAAGGGCTTCTTTTTTCCCATTTTCATTCATAGATCCTGAATTATCTATAATGATCTTCATGTTTTCTCCTTAAAGAGTTTAAAATATCCATCAACCTCATCGTTTAAATCCATAAATAAAGCGTTTTTATGGCGTAAAGATTTTAAATCATCCAT